CTAATTTACCTTTATCTTATTTAGATAGTTTACTGGCTTTGGATGAAAATAGTAAACAAAGGTTGTTTTATGGTAACTGGGAGTTTGATAATGACCCGGCACGTCTTATAGACTTTGAAAAAATACAAAACATTTTTACTAATGAGTTTGTTGATAGTGGCGATATGTATATTAGTGCCGATATTGCACGTTACGGATCTGATAAAATGGTTATACTCGTTTGGAGTGGCTTTAGAGTTGTTGATATATTTACATTAGACAAATCCAGTATTACAGAAACTGCAGAAGCTTTAAAAATGCTAATGAATAAACACAAAGTACCTTTATCTAATGTTATTGCCGATGAGGATGGAGTTGGTGGTGGTGTTGTAGATATTGTCCGTTGTAAAGGTTTTGTAAACAACTCAAAAGCATTAAAAGAGGATAATATCAATGTAGAATACCAAAACCTAAAAACACAATGCTATTACAAATTAGCTGAATTAATACAAAGCAATGGTTTATTTATTGACTGTAACAATGCCGATATTCAGGATACAATTAGCAAAGAATTAGAACAAGTAAAAAGGGATAAAATAGATAGCGATGGTAAATTGAGAGTTTTACCAAAGGAAAAAATAAAAGAATTGATAGGGCATTCACCCGATTATTCCGATGCTTTAGCAATGCGTTTCTATTTTGAGTTAAAGAGTGCATTTTTCACTTTTTAAATTATTTATAACAATTCTAAATAATTTTTATATCTTTGAAATAAATTTTAACTATAATGACAAAAAATAGATTTCAATTAGCTTGGGATGCTTTTATAAATCCTAATAAAAACCTTTTTAACGAAAGTATTTATAAACTTGTAGGAGGTTTAACATCAACTTACAATAGGGATTTAGAAACATTAATAACAAAGGGATACGGTGAAAACCCCGATGTAAATGCAATAATTAACCAACAAGCTTCAAAAACAATATCAGTACCTTACTACATTAAAGAGATTGATGATAAAGAAGCTGTAAAAAAATTAAAACGATTTCCTAATAATCCAACCTTTCAACAAAAATTAACAATAAGCAAACTTCAAAAGAAAGCATATAAAACCGATAGCGAGTTAAAGATGCCTATTGACCGCCCTAATGTCAATCAAAGTTGGAGTGATATATTTTTCTTGTACAAAGTTTATTTAAAAGCTTGTGGTAACGTTTATTTTTATAAGCAAACTATAAGCGAAGGTGCTAATGCTGGAAGCCCTTTACAGTTGTATATTTTACCTAGTCATTGGATGCAAATAGTATTAAAACCTAATGCTAATATGATGAGCGTTGATAATCCAATCGATTATTACATTATGCAACAAGGTAATCAGTTTGTTAAGTTTCCATTTGAAAATATCATACACATCAAACGTTCTAATCCTTTTTATGATAGCACAGGTTCACATTTATACGGTTATAGCGAATTGATGTCTGCAATTAGAAATATAAACAGTTCAAATAATGGAATTGATAATAACGCTAAAACAATGCTTAATAGTGGCGTTTATGGGTTTATTCACGCTGGAGATGGTGCATCGCCTTTAAGTGCTGAACAAGGGCAATCTTTGAAAGATAGACTTATTGAAATGGATAACGATACCACAAGACTTTCAAATATAGCTGGGGCGAGTGCTAGGTTAGGATTTACTCGTATTTCTTTAACAACCGATGAATTAAAACCTTTTGACTATTTAAGTTATGATAGACGTACTTTAGCAAATTGTTTAAATTGGAATGTAGATTTATTGAATGAAGAAAAAAACGGAAGCGGATTTGGTGTTGATACAATGAATGAGGCACGTAAACGAGTTATTACTGATAACATCAAACCTGATTTGGATTTATTGGCCGATTACTTAAATTTAGAATTTATACGTAAATTTAAAGGATATGAGAATGCAGAAATTTGTTGGGATATTTCAGAACTTCCAGAAATGCAAACAGATATGTCAGAAATGGCTAAATGGATAAATCAAGTTCCTTTAACTTTGAATGAGCGTAGGGAAGTTTTTAAATATGAAGAAATAGAAGATGAAATGATGAATGAGGTTTATATTCCTAGCGGAATTATAAATATAAACGACCCTAGTGTAAATGATGTAATGAATGGATAAATTAAGGTTAAGGCAGGAATTACAATCGTATAGAATTGTAAGGCGTAATATTATAAAAATAGTTAATGCTATTCCTTTTAATAATATGGCAAAACTTACTTATTCATCTTTGATAACTTCAAACGTTAGTATCAAACAAATTGAACAAATGTATTTTGAATTGTACAATAATTTAGTAAAGCCACAATTTAAAAGAAGTTTAATAAAAGCAGATATAGACTTTGAAAGTATTATTAAAGTTTGGTTAAATGACACAGCAGGATTGAGAATAGTATCAGTACATCAAACATTAATAGATAGCATTATTTCAGTTATTGCACAAGGATATAATGATAATTTAAGTGTTGCAGATATAACTAGAAATTTACAAAATAAGTTTGGATGGTATAAAGCACAAGCATTGAGAATAGCACGAACTGAAACAACAACAGGGACTAATTATGCAACTGTTTTATCATCTGAACAATCTGAATACGAACTAGAGAAAACGTGGATAAGTGTACAAGATAACCGAACAAGGCGACCACCTAATTCAGTTTATGACCATTTAGATATGAACGGTGTTAAAGTTGATGCTGATAAACCATTCTTTACAAGCGGTGAAGAAATAATGTATCCTGGCGACCCGAAAGCAAAAGCAGGAAATGTAATAAACTGCCGATGTAAAATAGTGTTTACAATAAAAGAGGATGCCGTTGGTTTACCAATTAGAAAAATAAAATCTATTATTTAGATTGATTATAAATAATTTTAATATATTTGCATTATGGAATTTAAACAATTATCATACGACTTAAAAGATTTAGACACTACAAAAGGGGTTGTAACTGCATACGCAAACGTTTACAACTTCAAAGATAGCGATGGTGATATTTCTGCTTATGGCTCATTTGATAAAACAGTAAACGAAAACTTTAAGCGCATCAGAGTGTTAAAAGACCACAATCCAACTATGATGATTGGCGTACCTTTGGCTATTGATACAAAAGATACCTATGGACTTTTAACAACTTCACAATTTAATATGAATAAACCTTTAGGAAAGGATATGTTTACAGATGTTAAATTGATGCACGAAAGCGGATTAAATGCTGAGTTAAGTATTGGTTATAGAGTTATGCAACGTGACCAAAAGGACAAAAGCATTATTAAAGAGTACAAATTAATGGAATATTCATTCCTATCAAGTTGGGGCGCAAACCAATTAAGTACAGTACAAGACATTAAAAGTATTAAAAACCATTACGGACTAATGGAATTGATACAAAAATCATACGATTTGGATTATTCAGATGAAAGACTAAGACAAATCGAAAACCTTTTAAAATCACTCGATAAAGAGCCGTCAAATAATGACACTCCAAATTTAGAGCCGATTATTGACACATTAAAAATATTTAGAAACTCTTTAATCCTTAAATAAAATGGACGAGAAATTAATGGCTGAATTAGCCAACATAAAAAGCGGTTTAGAAACAAAGACTGCTTTAGAAGTAAAAAACGCTATTGAAGCGTTTGAAGTAAAATTGACTGCCACAAACAAGGCACAATTTGAAACAGAATTGAAAGCTGTAACGGATGCGTTAGAAGCTAAATTTACTGCTGATTTAAAAGTAGTACAAGACCACGCTGACAAACTTGATGTTAAACTTCAAGAAAAACCAGTTGAAACTAAATCAGGTGGTGATGTTTTGCAAAAAGCAATCGCTGAAAACTTTGACGCTATCAAAACAGTAACAAAAGGTCGCTCACAAAGAATTGAAACAAAAGAAGTAGGAAATATGACTGTGGCTAATAACTTGACTGGTTCAAGCGTTATTACGTATCAATCAGGTCTTGCAGTTGTTCCAAGTCAAAAAGTAAACTTTGCCGACCTTATTCCAACTGTAAATAGTTCAACAGGTACTTATGTACTTTATCGTGAAACTGGTTCAGAAGGTTCTATTAGTTCACAAGGTACTCCGGGTGCAGCTAAAACTCAAATCGATTATGATATGACTGCCGTAACTTATAACGCTACTTATATTAGTGGTTTTGCACGTTACGCTAAACAAATGGCTCAGGATTTACCTTTCTTAACTTCATTCTTACCAACTGCTTTGCGTAGAGATTACTTCAAAGCTGAAAATTCAATTTTCTATACTGCCTTTGCTGCTGCTATTCCAACTCTAACAACTATCAAAGTTGCTACTGTTGAAAAAGTTATTGACGCTATTGCTCAATTAGAAACATTGAACTATGATGTTAATGGTATTGTTGTAAATCCATCTGTTTGGATGGAAATAGCTTTGACTAAAACAACTTCAGGAGATTATACTTTGCCAGGAGTTGTTACTCTAATTAATGGTAATTTATCTTTAAACGGTGTTCCTGTTTACAAAGCGTCTTGGGTTGCTGCTAATACAGTATTAGTAGGCGACTGGACTATGGCGAAAAAAGTATTAGTTGACGGTTTGGCAGTTGAGTTTTTTGAACAAGATGCTGATAACGTTACTAAAAACTTGATTACCGCAAGAGTTGAAAGTAGAACAGTTTTAGCTATTGACAGAACAGACGCTTTCTTTAAATTTACAATTACTCCAGTATCTGTATAATTTGTTTGTTATTAATTTTAAAACCCTTTGCAATTTGTAAAGGGTTTTTTTTATCTTTGTTTTATGAAAGTAGTAATATATCATTCATATTTTTGTAAAGTAGGAGGGATTGAAACCTTTATAAAGACTTTTTGTAAGCGTATATCAAAGTATGTAGATTTAACATTTATGTATTATCAAGGCGATGCACAAGCGGTTGAAGAAGTAAAACAATATTGTAAAGTTGAAAAATTTACAGGACAAAATTTTAATTGTGATATTTTAGTTTTAGGTAGTGCTTGGGGTCAACCAATAACAAATCACGTTAATACAGAGGTTGTCATTCAAATGATACACGCAAATTTAGAAAGCTATGCTATTAGTGGTGCTTTTAAGTTAATACCTGACAAAAGAGCAAACCATTATGTAAGTGTATCAAAAGACGTTCAAGGTGCTTTAAAAAGATTACATAACATTGATAGTACTGTTATTTACAATTTAATTGAACAAGTGCCTCAGTTCCCTAAAAATAAAAACAAAGTTTTAAAGTTAATTACTGTTTCTCGTTTAAGTCCTGAAAAAGGTATCCAAAGATGTGTTGACTTTGCAAAATTAATTCCTTATGATTATGAGTGGAAAATATATGGAAGCGGTGATGTTAAACCCGATGTAAGCGGAACGAATATAAAGTATATGGGTTACAAAGATAAACCATATAAAGAAATAGCTGAGGCAGATTACTTAGTACAGTTAAGTGAAACAGAGGGATATTGCTATGCTATTAATGAAGCATTGCAACAAAAGACTGCTGTATTATTAACTCCTTTTCCAAGTGGTTTTGAACAAATTGAGGAAGGTGTTAATGGTC